TTCCACGATGAAACCCCTATTCCGTCCTGGCCTATCCTGTCGTATCCTGTTTTTGTCCTGGTCGTAAGCACAGTGTTGGTAAGGGGTTAGCCCCTAACAGGATAAACCAAGACCAAATATCAGATCTATAGTGGTAACACTTATATATACACACCTATGGAGAACCCGTCCTATCCGGCATGATGTATCCTGTTATTATCGGAACATAGGCTTAGTGGCGGAATCCACGTGTCAGTCTGCGGTGGGCACCGACCAAGAACCGCTCTGTGAGCCGCTCACTGCTCTCCCAGGTCGTTCCGAGGCATACCGGTATCCCCATGCCCATGAGAGCCAGTATGGTGCCCTCCACCTGGGCTGGTTTGATCCGTGTGGCTCTCCACCGGCCCTTGGCGATCTCTTCCCAGGAGGATTCGACCATGAGGAGGATCTCCCCCCCGTCCTTGCCGATCTGGAGCAGCCGCTTCATCTGTTTCATGAACCTACGCCTATCACTGCCCACACAGCGGACTAGGTCAGACAAAGACTTTCGCTCAACCATTATTTGATCTTCAAACCCCACCACGCTGTAGTCTCCGGCCTTTAGTGCCTGCTTGGTGGTTGGTATCTCCCCGTTGAACCCGTAGGGCTTCTGCTCTCGTGTATCCACGACTATAGTTGGACCTTCGTAGGGGACTCCGTGCTTCAGCACCTGGAGCAGTTCCTTGTTGGACATGGGGCACACCTATCCGGGTTTAGCGGTAAAAAAAGCGACCCCCCGTAGCCCGACGGGAGGTCGCAAAGAAGGAGAGGCGGGGAAATGAAACTCGTACTTGTCGAATGGCTCGACATTATCGGTAAGGACTCTTGGCAGTCCCTCGATAAAGCACGTGCAACTTCCCCTGAGAGATTCCGTTCAGTCGGCTGGCTTCTCCGCAGGGACAAAAAGGCAGTAGTCATTGCCGCTTGTCACTCCATGAAGGATGATACCACAGGATCAGTCACCTCGATCCCCTCGGGTTGCGTATGTTCAGTGAAGACTATTCCTGGGTATCAAATGCCCAGTCTTCCATCTTCGGACTCAAGTTGACAAACATAGTCTGCCCCCCGATCTTCTTCTTGTCAATACGGCTCTTCTTCGTTTCGCCATAGGCGTTCACTACCTCCAAGACCCGGCCAGTCACATGCCTAGCGAAGTTGGTCTTGCTGAAGTGGCAATGAATGCCCTGATCCTTCAGCCAGGAGTTGTACGACTTGTATGCGTCATTCAGCGGCACCCGGCCTAGTTCCCCTGTGGGGTCATAGGATTCAAACAGCCACGTGCCGATATGGTCCTCGCTGGTCCGGTACTCCTTCAGTGCCGACTCCACAGCGGCAGGCATATCTGCCCCCTCCTTGAGGTACAGGTGTGCGCCCCTGATAAGCCAGGATAAGATGCGATCAGCCTCCTGCTTGACCATTCTACGCATAAGCCCATGATCTTGTTCATGCTCAGGTATCACCACGCTGAACGGTACCGGTGCCATTCTCCTCCACAACCCATGCCCAGAATCCTTGATTGCGGGAAGGTAGTTGGTCAGGACAATGAATGAGGTTATCGGTCTGAAGGAGTGGGGGTTCTTGAAGAGCAGCCTCGCCGAGATCAGAGCCTCTCCCCCGGTGAGCATTTTGAACCGCTCGTCGTTCAGGGAGGCTCCTGACCCGAACTCGTGGACAAGTCCAACCCTCTTGCCCATGAGGCATGCGACCTTGTTCTCCCCGCCGTCACCCTTGCCCGTGAGCGTCCCCGAAGGTACTGGAATGCAGTAGTCGCCCAGGATCTCCTGTAGCACCCCGGCAAGCACGGACTTGCCATTGGCCCCGTCCCCGAACAGTATCAATGCCTTACTGAACCCGACGTTTCCCAGGATACATGCCCCAAGGCACTTCTGTAGGTATCTCACGGTTTCCGGGTCTTCCGACAGAACTTTGAAGAGGAACTCTACGAACTCCTTAGGCTCCTCCTCGTCGTAGGACACACGGTCAATAACGCTTGTCAGCAGGTCTTCTCTGTCGTGGTCGGAGTACTCTACCCCCTCTGCCGTCACCGTAGCGGTCGCATTCCGTGTGTTGACCTTGTGGTCCTTGTTGTCCAGGTCTTTGGCCCTCACCCAGTACTCGCTGAACAGTGCTGCTCCGTTTACGATACTGCTGATACCCTTAGCGGTAAGTAGCCTGCGGCACATGCGGTGTAGACCCTCGTTGCGGTTCCTGGAGTCAACCATAAGCCTCATAAGGTATCTCCTGCACCTTACCTTGGTCAACTGGTCAGCCTTCTCTCCCATTTCCCAATGGGTTCCATTCCAGTAGATCCACCCCATGCCGGTTTCGTAACGCATATCTGCGCCATGGCGACGCATAAATGCGTCTGCGATAGAACTCTCGATTGCCTCTGGTAGTTCGTCGCCGTCCTCGTCAACCTGTGCTGGTCTTGAGTAGACGCTCCTGATGGTCGCTGCGACCTCGTAGTCGGCCAGTGGCGGGACGTTGGTGGCTGAGTTGACTGCGTCTGCGAGTTCACGTGCGTCCTCCTCGGAGATCCCCTGGTCCCTCATGGATCGAACCTCGTCGAAGATCCGGTTGTTTCTCCCACCTTCCCCCTGCTTCTCTCCGCCTTCGGGGAAGTCGTTGAAGTCGTGGGTGCTGCTGCCGACCTCGTGTAGGTGGGTTCTGACGCATTTGTCTTCGTTCTTATTGTTGAATGACCCTGGCAGCCTCATGATCCTGGCGACCTCGCAAACCTTCATGTCTCCGCCAAGTTTCTGTGCGAGGTGCTTTAGTTTCGCCAGCAGTGCCTTGTTTGGTCGCCCGTTACCGTCTAGTGCCGGGACTTTGTAGTCAAGCACCCAGTACATGTGTACCCCGTTGCCTGACAGCACAAGCCAGTTGGGCGCAAGCCCGGTTAGGTCAGCAGCATTGTCTGCGTATGTGACTGGATCAACGGAGGAGGTGTCAACCCCGTCGATATCCACCCACAAGGCTCTGACAAACCCGGTGTTGCTTGCTCCTCCGCCAGAGTGGGGGCATACCCTGCTTGCCACCCCGAACCCAATGTTCAGCGTGGATTCGTTGACCCACGGCGGTGGTTCCTGCACCTCCCCTGCTTCTCCCACAAGGCACAGTGCGCTGCGTGGCGACGCTGTCCCCCAGGTTCTGAGGTTGACCCACTCGCCTGGGTCGAACAGTTGGGACAGGAACTTGTTAGTGTCACTTTTCATTAGTCTTCTCCTTCTCATCTAGGGCTAAACTCGCTGTGTCAGCGATCTCTCTTGCTAGCCCGTGTGCTCCTACGAGAGGTATCTCTAGTGCTCCATGCACCTCTCCCGTGGCTCTATGCAGTTCTATTACGACAGCCCCGCTCCCGGAGTCATGAAAGACCTTGCAATAGGTTATGGGGTAGTCTGTCACGTCCTTTGAACGCTGCTTCGGCTTCATACTCATGCAGTGCCTTCTCTATCCGTATCCGTGCCAGTTCCAGGGCTTGGTCCCGGTCATAAGGTTTCGGTGTTTCTGTATGTGTCTCCACCCACCCACACAGCGGGCCGCTGTAATAGACGAGTGGCCTAGTATCGTATCCCGTTTGTGCGTCGGGGTCAAGCAGTGTCTCGTGTGCGTACGCACAGAACGACATCAACTCAGCGTGGCAACACGCCTCCGCCTTCTTTAGCATGTCGAGGATCTCTAGTATCCTATCTCCTATATCAACTGTGGCGTACGTCCTCAGCGACTCTGCCCAGTCCTCGTAGAAGTCCTTGTCCAGCCTTACCCGTGCTAGGTGGTTGATATACCTGCGTGATCTATCCCGTATCTCCTGTGGCGGCATTGTCGTATGTTCATTGAACATATCTACCACCGCATACTTCAACTCCTCCGTCTCCACCACCGCTGGAACCAAGAACCTCAAATCCCTCATGTTCGGTAGGGCGGGGGACAACATATCCTTCCGTATGGGCCAGCCTGGGTCGTCCAGGTGGCCTTTCTTTATGTGCAAAAGCGTTAGCGGACTCCGCATTGATTCTCCAAACTCCTGTGTCGGGGCATTTATAGGAGGCAAGCCTCCCGGAGGAGCAGAAGAGGCATACCCTCGATCTGCTGACCCCCAGAAGGCTTGCGGCTTCCTGTGTGGTTATGTGGCTAGAAGGGTGTGGCATTTTCGTTACCAGCCCCGACCGTGGTGGACTCCTCCATTGGCGGCAACTTGAACTGGACGTTGTGCGCCACGATCTGGTGCTTGGTCCGCTTGTTGCCGTTCTTGTCCACCCACTCGTCCTGGGTGATACGCCCTTCGACGACCAACTCGTCGCCTTGTCGGCAGTACTCACACACGACCTCTGCGGTCTTCTTCCACGCCGTCACGTCCATGAAGACGACTTCGGAGTTCTCCTTATTGCCACGGTTGGCGGCAATCCTGAGATTGGTTACAGGGACTCCGTTCGGGGTCTCCCTGAGTTCGGGGTCTTTGGTCAAGTTCCCCGCAAGAATAACAGTGTTGATCTGCATGCAGATCCTTTCAGTAGGGGGCTTACGCCCGTAGTTACCTCCCTCTCTCACGGGGAGGAGAGGCCATTCTCTCACGACCGGTGCCGCCGTCAATAGATTCCAGAACATTTTTTCCATGAAGAACTATTGCCAACTATAGGTATATGCCGTAGACTCGTATGCATGAGAGGTTGGTGTATGTCTTTACCTTCCCCAAAGATTCCTGGTGGTTCTTCCAAGGGCAAGTATGACGACATGGTTGTTCGTCTAGGCCTGAAGGACCAGATGCGTGAGAGTATAAAGGGCGGAGCCACGTTCGAGGAAGCGTGCGAGTCTGCTGGAGTGCCTGTCGAGTTGGCTCTTGGTTTGACAAAGACCGACGAGGACTACATGGATATGTGGTCTATAGCGAACCGTGCTGTGGGTGCTCCTGCCCCGAGGGTGTATCCCTCTACGGTACACCGCTCGCCTACTGAGGTGAAGGAAGGCTTCATGGAAATGCTTCAGGAGGCTGGTCTTTACGAGAAGTTGGGTCAGATGGCTGCCATGGCGGAGCCGGGAACCAAAGAGGGTAACCGTGTGCTTATGTTCTTCGGCAGGTCTATATTGCCCATGGTTCTTCCCAAGGAGGCACCGGAGGCACCAACGATAGTCGCTTTGAAGGAGAAGACCGACGAAGAACTCAGGGACATGCTATTGACCATGCGTAAGGACCGGGTGAGTGGCGATGGATAGGGAAGACCTCCTGAAGGCTGTCCAAGCACAGAGTGAACTTTCCCGAAGGAAGAGTCTTGACCTGTTGGCGACTATCGACCCCAATGACCGTCAGCGTGTCTTCTTGAACGCAACCTCGAAAGAGACCATGCTGACTGGTGCAAATCAGGCGGGAAAGTCTACGGCACTCTGCATGAAGTTCACGTACCACGTCACAGGTATATACCCGGACTGGTACACGGGTCATAGGTTTGAGGGTCCAGTCCAGGGTGCCTTGGGTGGTGAGACGGCTCAGTCTACGAGGGATCTACTCGTGAACAGGTTGCTTGGTCCTCCAGAGGAGCGTGGTGGCGGTTACTTGCCAGCAGACTCCTTTGACCCCGAAGAGGATATAACGAGGCTCAGTGGTGGTGTTGCCAACCAGATAGATTACTTCAGGGTGAAGCACTACGACTCCTCGGGGGTTTTTGACGGCTACTCGAAGGTGTATGTGTTTGCGTACTCCACAGGCTGGCGGAGGTTGCAGGGTTACTCCCTGGACCTAGTTGCTATTGACGAGGAGCCTGACATGATGGTGTATGACGAACTATCTGCACGTACAAATGCTACTGGTGGATATGTTGATATAGCCATGACCCCTCTTCGGGGAGAGACTGAACTCTATATGCTGTTTGAGAAGTCTCCCAAGAATGGTATCAAGCGTCTGATAAACTACGACATATCAGAGGCGGATCACATGGGTAAAGATCACCGTGACACGCTAATGCAGAAGTATGAGAACAACCCACTTGCTGAGGCAAGGTTGCATGGTAGGCCGGTTCGTTCTCAGGGGCTTATTTACAGCATACCGCAGGGCGAGATAATCACCCCGGACTTCATTGTCTCAGAGAAGTTCCACCAGATCATAGGTATCGACTTGGCGCACACGGTGGGTAAGTATGCAGCCGTCCGTATAGCGAAAGACCCTATGTCTGGTATATGCTACGTGGTGGACGACTTCAAGGACGAGAATATAATGCTTGGAGATTTCGCTGCTAGGCTACGTGTCATGGGTGGTCACGAGATACCCGTTGCATGGCCGCATGACGGTATGCGCCAGACGAACAGCGGCACAATAGTAAGCGAACTCCGTGGGCACGGAATCAATGTGCTCAACGAGGCTTCCTATGTGGTGGACCCAATGACAGGCAAGAAGAGCCGTGCCGTAATGAACATAATAGAAGAGACTATGGGCATGCTTCAGACTGGCATGCTCGTCTTTATGGCTAATGGTTGCAAGAGCACGTTGGAGGAGATGCGAAGGTATCGACACCACAAGGGTAAGGTTGCGCCGAACCAGGAGGACCACTGTATCGACGCACTGCATAAGGCTGTTATGATGTTGCGCTTCTGTAAGCCGACAGGCAGCCACATGGTGCGTGGAACAAGGGTTAGAATAGTTGACGAAGATTTCTTTGGGGGATGATATGGATAGCCGTGCACTTGAACTAATGTCTAGGTTGACTGCTATGAAGTCGAGCAGGTCTAACCATGAATCCTCGTGGCAGGATATCTCTGACTACATGATGCCGTTCAGGGGGGACATCACGACCAAGAAGGCTCGTGGGGCCAAGAGAGCGAAGCCTGTGTTCGACTCCACTGCCATGATTGCAGCGGACCACTTGGTGAACTTCATGAAGGGTGCGCTGCTCCCGCCCAGTCAGGACTGGCTCCGTATCGTGCCGCCGTTCGATTACCAGCAGGACGACACAATACGAAAACTTCTAGACAAGACCGCTCAGAGGGTGCTGGCTGCTTTGTCGCAGAGCAACTTCTACACGGAGGCCACGGGTGCCCTTCGGGATCTTATAGTGCTGGGTAACTCCACTATCATGGTGGAGGAGGACACGATATCAGCCGGTGCATACGGTGGTCTGTTGTTTGAGGCCGTTCCTATCGGTCGGATGTGGTGGGCGCAGGGTAAGGGTTCCAGGATAACAATGGTTGCCCGGGAGTTCTCTATGCCAGCCCTGGATGCGGTCAGGTACTTCGACGATCCAGGCGCAACTGCTCTGAAGCACGTGTCAATGGGCAACCCCATGGAGGAGGTTCTGTACTATCAGTTCTGCTTCGAGAATGAAGGGAAGGTCAAGGGTGGCGCACCATCTAAGTCGAACAAGAACTATGTTAGCGTGTGGATCTGTTCTGACGGCATGCCTCCGGCCATTGTCCGTGAGAGCGGGTACGACATACCACCTTACGTGATTAGTCGCCTCCACCGTGTGGATGGTGAGGAGTACGGTCGTGGTCGTGGGCACTTAGCACGTGCTGACGCTAGGGGGCTTAGTGAACTGCGTCGCCAAATCCTTATTGCAGCAGGAAGGGATCTGAACCCTCCCCTGATGGTTGAGGACGACACCATGGTTGATATGGACATTGCTAACGGTGGGATAGTGGTGACTAGGCCGCCAGTCAAGGTGGCACCCAACTTCCTCCGCAGTGGTGCCGACTACGCCGCAGCAGACAAGATTGCCAGGGACGACCGGGACCAGATCAGGCAAGCATTCCTTTCTGACGTACTTGCAGAGCCTTCCAGTCAGCCACGTAGTGCTGAGGAGTCCAGGCAGAGGCAACAGAGGAGTCTGCAACGTCTAGCGTCTGCCGCAGACATTGTGAATAATGAGTTCCTTGGTCCCGTGGTCCAGTCGGTGATTGGTATCCTATCAAGGAGGGGTGAACTTCCCGAGGGTGTGGAGGCTGCCTCTCTAATGGGTGGTTCAATATCCGCCACGGTAAAGTTCAGTAGCCCATTCTTCTCTGCCCAGAAGCAGGGTTCAGCGCAGCGGGTTATGTCGTTCCTTGAGCGTAGGTTGTCGCTCATGCAGGCGACGCAAGACCCCTCGTTCATTGAAGACATACACCCTGACCGTCTCCGTGAGTTCGACATGCAGCAGAGCGACGTACCGGCTGAGATATTCAGGACTCAAGACGAGATCAACGATATCCGAGAAGCCCGTGCAGCACAGGAGGCTCAGGCGAGGGAAGCCGAAATGCAGCAGCAAGAGCAACAAATGCAGCAGCAAGAACAAGAAATGCAGCAACAGCAACAGCAGGCCGTGGAGGAGGAACCCGTTGGATAAAGTCCTAAAGGACTATGTAACCACGTTCAAAACACCCGCTGGAGAGCGTGTTCTGAAGCATCTTGAGACGATGTTTGGAGTTCGTGATACAATCGAGCCAGAGGAGATGCTGAACAAGCACCTAGAGGCGACCGGCGAGACCAAGCGTTGCCCCATAGATTCACATGCGATGGCGAAACGCCTGGGCTTGCGCTCGGCGTACTGGAAAATACATGCGATACTTGAAAGGGCGGAGGAGACACTTGAGTGAACTAAACGAGCACCTTCCTGAGGACTTTGACGGCAAGGAGGCACTTAGTGGTAAGTTCGATAGTGTGGCTGGGCTTGCTAGGTCGTACCAGGAACTTGAGAAGAGCATGGGTGGCCGAGTCTCCATTCCCGGGGCTGAGGCCAGCGGCGAGGAGTTGGCTGAGTTTTACCAGAAGATTGGTAAGCCAGAGACCGTTGATGGGTACAGTACCCCGGAAGGTATGGAAGAATGGGCGAACGAGGCGAGGGCGATTGCGGATGCGGCGAACCTGACTGCGGTTCAGTGGGAGGCGTTTGTGGAGGCTCAGAAGGCGGCAAACGAGAGCCAGCAGTCGATGCTGGGGAAGTCTCTGGAGGAAGGACACACACACTTACTGGAAACGCACGGTTCAAAGTACGAAGAATACCTGGAGTTGGCGAAGAGGGGTCGGGACCACCTGACGAGGAATGAAGCACTGAGCGACATGGTGAACTCGATGGACTTGAAGAACCCACAAGCATACGAACTTTTACGAGAGGTTGGAAATCTAATGGCTGACGATTCGTCACCAAACGCAGGCGAGGCTGCTTCGGACCCCGAGACCGAGATGCGTGCTGCTGCCGCACGTATCCGTGAGATCCTCAAGGGCGAGGAGTTCACCGACAGGCATCACCCCGCAAACGAAAAAGTTACGCAGGAGTATTACACGCTGTTTGCTAAACTCTCCGAGGCTGGGTACTCTGGGGCTTCCGACCCAAGACTACAGCCCAAGTATAGTTTTTAGGCAACCAATACTCCTCTCGTTGCCATGGGTGATAATAACGGGCACTCGATAACCTTCGGGCCGGGTTGACCGCAGGAAAGACTGCTGTGTGGGGCATACGTAGTTGCCAAGGGAGGCCCGTGGGTACGGACAACCTTCCGACAAGAGACTAAACTTTTGTCGAAAGGACTATACCAATGGTATGGCCGATTTCCTCTGGAGCCTCCTGGCCTGGAACTAGTACAGGAGAGTTTGATAACTACGTAGGTCTGTTCAAAGAGGCTTACAGTGACATGATCCGTTTGAAGACCCAGACCACTGAGTCTGTGTTGAGTGACACGTTACTGCCCGAGAACCTGCAAGGCGACCCGCTGAACCTTGACACCTACAAGGGTGTAGACCTAGTTCAGCGTGATCGTGGTCAGCAGTACGGAAACGACACGACAGGTGGAGACAAGAACTACGAGATGACTGGGGTCGAGCGCAGGACTGTTCTGCCTCAGTTCTGGGAGTTTGCCGAACTGTTTGATCCCCGTGACGAGCGTGCGCTCATGCGTGCGGTTCGCCCCGATGGTCAGTATGCACAGAACGTGATCGCTGCATTCAACCGCAAAAAGGACGATGTGATTCTCGATGCGTTGCTTGCAGATGCAACGGTCAACGGCACGCTTCTGGATTCCTCCTCTGCGACTACCCGTAGAACAAACCTGCACGGGTTCCGCAAGGATACCGATATGAACTACGGGCGCACAGCGGCACAGGCCGATGCTCTGAATGCTGCCACTGCTGATGTGGTAAGTGGTGCTGGAAACAACATCACTGGAACACTGGGTGCATTGGTCGAGGCCAACTCCTCTGTTGCTGGCGAGAACGGTTGTCAGCATATCATTCTAGGCGACCTTGCGCCACTGAGTCAACAGAGCAGACAGGTGCTGGATACTGCTCCTGCTGCTGGTAGTGAAATCTTTGGCACTGCTGCTGGTACTGCCGACCCTACATTGCTGACTGAGAACGCATCCGGCCTTGCCTCGACTGGATTCCACATGAGAAAGGTTCTCATTGGTCTTCAGGTTCTCCATACAGGGGGTCTTCCGCAAGGAACAAAGATCCACTGCGTGGTATCTCCCGCTGACGTTGTGAACATGATGCATGAGGCTCAGTACACCAGTGCTGACTACAATGCGTTGCGTCCATTGCAGAGCGGACAGCCGGTTGACTTCCTGGGTGTTTCGTTCCGTGTGTGTAACCAAATCACTCGTGGCGAGACCGTTCTTACTGGATTCGAGGGCACGACTGCTGACACATTCGACACAAGCACTGGGCACTACGCATACATGTACGCAGAGGGTGCTGGTGTCTTCGGGATGACCAATGATGTGACTGTACGCTTCGACGAGATCCCACAACGTGGATACTCCTTGCAGTGTTACCATAACTTCGGACTGGGTGCTGCACGCATGGACCCGAAGCAGATGATCATCATTCCGTGTTCCGACTGATTATGGGGGTGGCCCGTGGCCGGTAAGACCCACTGGTTGAGCGACAAGTCGTTGTCACTGATCCGTGGGGCTACGGTTGCGGGTTTCACTGAGACTTGGGTGAACTTGTTCAAAACACTGCCAACGGCTGATAGTGCTGCTGGCGTTGCTGCGAGCGAGGAGTGGACTGGTGGGGACGGGTCTGTAGGTTCTGGAGGCACGGGTCGCATACGTGTGTATCCTAGCCAACAGGCTGACAAGACCCTTCCCTACTGGTCTTCCACTCAGTCTTCGGGCGACCTTCGGTATGTGCAGAATCAGGTGACGATTTCGTGGACATCTGCCGACATACCTGGCGGTGACTCCTGGGCGAACCAGACTGTGCGTGGCATAGGTGTATGGAACTCCGACGTTAGCGGTTCAAATGACCTGCTATACTGGGAGAGGTTTGACGACAACCGCCTTGTGGCCGTTGGCGAAGAGTTCATCCTGCCCGTGGGCAGATTCAAAGTTAGGGAAGACTAATGGGACTTACAAATATTGGGGAGCAAGTTCTTCTCAACAGGTTGTTTGCTGGCGTTGCTTCGGGCACTATCAACGCTTTGTTGGACGGTACTCAGGAGTACAAGTTGGCATTGTATACCGCTTTTACCGATCTGGAAAACCCGGCTGGTGGCACAACCACGGAGTGTACTGGCAGTGCTGGTACTGGCAGCCCCGCTGGCCCAGCGTATTCAGCGCAAGTAGTAGCCTTCACACCCGCCCTGGCCGAGGCGACTGGCACTGGTAGCAACACCGTTGATTTGTCTGCCACCGTAGAGTTCACCGACGATGCGGGAAGTGACTGGGGAATAATCTCGCACTATGGCATTCACGTTGGTGCCACCGGGTTTACCGTAGCCAACAGCAACTGCATATTTGCCGCTGCGTGGTCTTCCTCTGCGACTGTGAACTCAGGTGATACCGTTCAGGTTGCCGCTGGTGGTGGCGGGTTGGCTATTACGGCTAACTAGTGAGTGGCCTTTCTAGGGAGGCCCGATGGCGTTAGTCCAGTTCGACTCTGCCAACCCTGAACCTGTCGTCCCGACTGCCTATCCTTCTGCCCAGAAGTTGAAGGACGGCATCATCGATGGCACCTACACAATGGCTTACCAGGAAAATGGGACGGGTCTTTGGTTCCGGGTTACGGAGGTTCTTTCGTGGCAAAGTTCTCACCGGGAGGGGGTGTGGGACTTCCGGTTAGCCGACACAGTGATGCTTGTTGAGCGGGAACTCTGTTGCAAGGCAATCGTCAAGGTTGCAGCCCCCCATGAGTTAGGGATGGACATTCGAGGGCACGGGCCAGGAATCTACACGGCTGGCGAGGCTATGAACAACAGGCTGTTTGTCAAGGCGCCGGTATGACAACTGCTATTGCGGCGAGGGTAGTAAACAGTTCCAGAACCCTTATATCCGGGGTTGGCGACAACGCTTCCTACACCTTGGTGGCAGGTGACAACGACAAGATCATTATAGCATCTGCGGCTCAGGACGACGACGAAGAGTTCAGGACTGGCAACTCCCACAGTATCGAATACCGGGCACGGGGTGCCGCCACCTTCCTGAGCCTGCCAACTTCAGGCACCGCAGCAGTCCCTCGGGTGGACACTACAAACACAACCCTGTCGAACAACACCAATGTATCTAACGCAAATAGGCGTGTGTCCACTGGCCCTTCCGGCGGGCAGAGTTTCCGGGCAGCGGGCAAAGAGTTTGTTACTTCACAGTCGCTGAACTACGGTGCGAGGTGTCGAGACGACTTCACCGAATGCCAGGTCGCAATAGATTTCAGTCAGTGTGCGGCCGACACTGCTTGGGAGTTCCGTACAAGGTGGGAAGATGACGGCGGGTCCACGACCAGCGTCACCTGCCCCACGATTACAACTGCCGCCGCCGCTGGGGGCACTACCCACAGCCTTTCAGACACCGACGAGACAATCACGGTAACGTCAACCCAGGTCATTACAGCAGTTCAGACGCATGGTCTATCCGACACTGACGAAAGCATCGCACCCACTGCCACCTCCTCTGCAATCACCTCGTCAAAGATACACAGCCTGTCCGACACTGACGAAACGATAACTGCTACAGCAGTAAGCGTTATTACGGCAGTACAGACCCATGGCCTGTCACATGCCGAGACCGTCACGCCCACTGCGACGGTAAACGTCATTACGGCGGTACAGACGCATGAACTCGCACACACCTCTGCGTCCGTTACCGTTACGTCCACGCAAGAGATAACTGCAAACGTACTGCACAGCCTTACGCATTCGGAGACGATCACTCCCACGGCAACAAACGTCATCACTGCCGTACAGACGCACGAACTATCGCACTCAGATACAATAACCCCTACTGCTACGGTAAACGTCATTACAGCGGTACGGGTTCACGACCTTTCACACTCCGAGACGATCACCCCGACTGCCACCAACGCCGACATATCCTCGCAGTCGTTGTCGTCCCATAGCCTGTCACATTCCGAAACAATCACGCCCACTGCCACCTCGTCTACGCTGACCGCTGACCAAATACACGACCTGTCCCATGCTGAGACGATCACGCCTACGGCCTCTACGGGGGTTATCACTTCCAATAAGGTCCACAGCCTGTCAGACTTCTCGTTTGCCGCCTCATTTACTCTCACCAACAGGATCAAAGCGGTACAGACGCACAGTCTTTTAGACACCGACGAGGAGATCACACCCACCGCCGCTGGAGTTATTTCCGCTAAATCTGAACATTCTTTGTCAGGATCTGGTTCTCCTGTCGTAAGTAGTACTGGGGCATTGTCTGCGGGTATCACCCACTCCCTTTCGCACGCTGGCACGGTCGAGCCAACAGCGACATCGGCGCAGATCACTACCGAACAGTTACACGGGCTGGTGTCGGCCCCACCCGCCATAGAACCGACCGCTGTTGGGTCTCTCAGTGTCACTTCGGTACACTCACTGGCAAGTTCCGTTGAAATCACCCCTACTGCTGATGCCGAGTTGTACGCAGCCCAGGAGCATTCCCTTGTTGACTCGGCCACCATACCGTCACTGACAGCAGTATCGGAGATATCCTCAAGGAATACACACTCCCTGTCCCACTCACCCGAGATCACCATCACGGAGATCGGGGAGTTGACAGCGGTTCAGACACATACGCTGATCTTCTCGGGGACGGTTGGGGCTTCAGCGTCAACAGCGAGTATAAAATCGGGCGTAATAGTAAGCCTGTCCGGGGTAGCGTCGATACCAGAACTGGTCGCTGAGGCCTATATTTACGCAGCAACGTACATACTTGAGGTTACTATAGATGGTGTTGGCAGCCTATCGGACAGTCTTTTGAAAAGGAGTGAGTACATGGCAGTGGAGGATATTTGGAATGTGGGCTTATCTCAACTAGGGGTGGGTCTCGTAGATGGGCAGGTTGACGGAAGTGCCCAGGCTGCTCTAATAGACAAGATTTGGGACAACTTCAGGCAGCAGTTCATTAGCGACCACGCTTGGAATGGTTGCAAGACTACGGAAGTCCTGGTGCCGCTGGCAGACTCGAACTTCAAGGACACGAGCAGGTGGGCCTACGTGTACACCCTGCCAAGTGACTATATTCGGGCACTTACGCTAAATGGCTACCCCAACCAGCCTAAGTCCTCTGAGTCTGTAGCGTGGGAAATCGAGATAGTAGCCAATGATAGCGGTACAAAGTCCAGGTGCTTGGTAACGAACCAATCGTCGGCTAAACTTGAGTATGTGTTCGACGTAGGCGACGCTAACATAGAACTTCTGTCTCCCGCCATGAGTCATGCAGCGGGGTTGGGCCTTGCATCGTTCGTTGGTGCGAACTTTGGGAAGAGTGCTAGCGAGTTAGCCCTGATAGAGCAGAAGTACCGAGAGGCACTACTGAAGGCCAAGGGTATTGACGGCCAGGAGTCGTCTGGTAAGTACTTCTCGCCAACTGAGTTGGTAGACGTTAGGTATAGAGGAGGGTAGTTTGTGGTTTCCGCAGGTTAGTTTCCGAAATGGTGAGATTTCCCCGGTTTTTGACGGCTTGTCCAACCCGGAGTTGTACGAGTCATCTTGCCGTAAGGTTGAGGGTGGTGTGGTTTCAACGAATGGGACCATAAAGAAGCGTGGTGGCACAAGATTCGTCGCTGATACCGAGTTTTCGACCTCGAACAACGGGAAAACGTACACTTCAGACGCTTGCAAGTTGATCCCGTTCATACACGGCACAGATATCTACGTCCTTGTGTTTGAGGTCATGTCAGACGACCAGGACTCATGGGGCATCATTCGTGCGGTAGTGAACAACACGCTAATAACCTCCATTGATGCGACTACCCCTGCTGCTGAGGCTTGGACCGAGGGGTACAACCTGCCATTCAGGACCATTACCGCTGGAACAGACAAACTGAACTACTGGCCGCCCGGAACCGACGACACATCTGGCAACACAAACGTATACACTGGCGTTTTCGGACAGCACAACTTTACTGCTGCCCAACTGCCTGATCTTCAGTACTTCCAGCACGAGGAGATCCTGGTCGTCATGCACCCCGATGCGGTACCTTTGCAGGTATACCAGAGCACCAGCGACACTGGCATCAGCAGGCTTGCAACAAGGCCGTATGAGTGCAAGGGGCGATCACCGGGCGTGAAGCGTGTTGGTGAAAGGTTCTCCATGGTGGTGACACGCCAGTCTGAACCGGCTGCCTGGACGGGTCTGGAGCATGCGTGGGACGTTGAGACGACACGCCACTGGTTTGACGAGGACGACATGTTTGCCATATACAGGATTGGTCATGCCAGGAAAAACAACCCGGCCCCATATCCGCCCGTAGGTGCCTCCGAGGACGTGTGGACCGTGAACACAGACTACAACGACTGGGGAGAGGACTTGCGTGGTGTGTACGCCATGGTGACCCGTGTCCACCACTCCAAGAAGGCCGAGATGAGGCTTGTGTCTTCCCTCACATGGTTCGCTGATTCAACCTGGGAGTTCAAAGGCTTCACGGATGACCCATTTGACTGGGACGGCCCCTGGTTGCCCGAGGATACGACCAAGTGCAACATAGACTACCGGCACCAAGACCCCCCAAATGCCGCAGCCAGCGGGGCGGGAGACACCGAACCGGGCGGACCGATACCAACCCCCACTGCACCCCTGGGTGGTGTAGCGTACGGGCATAACCCTACGCAGGTTGTGCTTCAGAATGTCGGGTTGAATGGATCGGCGGCAGACAAGATCACAAACCTAAACCAACTGGTAGGATGTGTGGTAACCAAACAGGTCGGTAGTACAAATCAGGCTACAGACGAGAAGGCACTGGCAATGGTGGCTATGACTGGCACTGACCTTGGGGGCGACCCAGCGTCAGACGGGACCAATATCGCTATAGCCTACAACATGGTGGGGACTGAGGCACCCTCTGCGACGCAGCCCACGTGGGAGGACAGAACCGACACGGAGGTTTCGGGTGCAGAAATATACCGACTACGTGACAAAAGTTCCAAGGCGTTGTTGCCAACCATTACCATGGCGGGTGCCTGGGATAGTTGGGCGAACAGTGAGTCCGGCGTGGAGGCTGGGTACTACAGGAAGATAGCGGCTGGGGACGACGTGTTCCTGTACGTTGGAAATGTCCCAGACTCGGACATATTCAAGCATATCCCGGAAAACCATGACGCTGCAATCGACACAACTGAACATGGTGACGTTGCTAACCCCACTGCTGCTGTTGAGATCGGCGGGGTGGTACATATCAATGGTGGGTCGTTCGCACTGAAAGACAAGAAAGACAACTGCTACCTAGCATATTGCCTAGTGGCACCAATACACCAGTCTGTCACCTCTAAGTTTGAACTGGGGTGGTCAACTGCGATTGGTTTCCCAGGTTGCGGGGTCAGTCACCAGGGCAGGGTGCTGTTCTCAGGTTTCACTCGTGAGAAGGGAGTGGTTGTCGGCAGTTTACCCGACGACCCCACGAACTTCTCTCTAGGGGCAGATGCTTCTGACGGCATGCACTTTGTGGTGAACGATCTCAGGGGCAGTGCGGTGAAGTGGCTGGCTTCCGGCAAGGATCTTATCTTTGGAACTGAGTCCGCTGAGTTTTCCATGACTGGTTCTCCACTGTCTTCACTGAGCGTAGGTGTTGACCGGCAATCGGCGTATGGTTCTGGTGGGGTACGCCCGGTCATAGCGGGGAACCTGCTACTGTACGTCCAGAAGGACTTGCGGACTATCCGTGCCATGAAATACAACTTCGATAACCAGCGATACATAAGCCTAAACATAACCTCAGAGCATGAGCACATGTTTAGCGGTAGAACTATCAAGGAGTTGATTGTGTGGGAGGACACGGAAGATCCTGTCGTCCTTGTGAGGTTGTCTGACGGAGAGGTGTTGTCGTGCCGTGTAAGTGAGAAGGGTGGGTTCTTTGGTTGGTCAAGGATGAAGTTCCCACTATGCTCGTCGATATGCCCGTCTAGGAACTACGCACAGGCATTGAATGGCCGACCCACAACGGGTGACGACTTCTACATTTCCATAGAAGGTACTAACAAGTATCGGCTGTGTCGTTTCGAGGATGAGTTATACTTGGACGAGTCGGTCACTCCGCAGCACCCGGCATACTCCTCGCCCAATCTGACAATAACACTGCCTACCGGGGTGAGCCACCTGGACGGGACCACTGTTTCGGTTGTACTCGACGGGCTTTACAGGGGCGAGTTTGCATGCACAGGCGGTGTTATCGTTGTAGGTACGGAAAGCGCAACAACTGCTGCACCTCTTGTTCGTGTGGGCAAGAAGATATCCATGGTCATTCAGCCAAGAATACCAGAGAGCGCAGGCACCCCACGTTCGGCAAGCACGTTGGGTAGAAATAAGAACATATCGTCGGTAGCGGTCGCAGTGAATGCAACACGTGGACTGAAGGTGAATGGTTACGAGATCGACAACACCTTCACGCAGGTCTCCGACGCTGATTTGCCCACTGCTGTACAGGGCTGGTCTGAGGTTCCTGTTACGGGGGTTTACGGTGTTCAACCGGTTGTTGAGATATCGTCAGATCGTCCATACGCAGCAGAGGTTTTCGGGGTAACAATGGATATGAGTACGGAGGGATAATGTCAGAGGATTGGCAAGGTGCTATAGACACGGGTATGAGTGCGGCTTCTCTGGGGCACACGCTGGGTGCCTCATGGTTGGGTCCAGTGGGTCTTGTAGCCGGTTTCGCTCTGGGCCATAGGGCCAAGAAGAAGCGCAAGGAGAAGGAGAGTCTCGAACGCAAGCAGAAGGCAGACACCATGCTTTCTCAGGCGTACGAGCGTGGACGACTCACCAGGAAGAAGGCCGAAACGGACCGTTCCAAGTTCGCTGGAGGCGGATTATCTACAAGTTCTGGGTCTGCTGCTTCGGGCGAGCGAGGAACTGTGCGTGAGGGCATATACCAGCAGGCGGCCCTTTTAGCGGGCCTACCTAAGGGACACAAGGCGAGAAACCCTGCAATGTTTGGGATGGCATAATGGTACAGGTGAACCTAACCGGGCCTAACTACCGTGAGGCCGTGGACACACAAGACGAGTTGGCCGTAAAGGACTTACACCAAGAATACAAGTCTGCCCTTGACGACATCAGCACGATAAACACGCTTCTGGAGAAGGGTGGCAAGGTCATAGATAATATGGCACAAGGCCACTTCGAGGAGGCGTTGCTCGGGCCGCAGGGGGAGTTCCTTGGTGAGGAGGGTATATACCAACAAGGACTACTTGCTGGCTCTAACCTGGACGACGTGGACGATAACGGGGTACCTGTCCCGGTGGACACTACCGAGGCAAAGGCACACTTCGACGAAGAATACGAGAAACTTGTGCAGGGTTCCCCACTAATGTACCGGGCCATACTTCGAGGGAAGAAGGCAGGGGTAAAAGGCAAGTACGCCGCTCTTGTAGAGGAACGGGCTTACATGGAACGGGATGTCGCACTGTCCCGAATGAGTTCGGACGAGGGGACCAAGGAGGACTGGGCACGCATCCTGAGGTCGCAAAACTTGATCAGGAATCCCAACCTGAGGGTAGATGCACTAAATAGAACGTCCTTGCAATACGTAAATGCAGCCACTAGTGAGGCACCAAGCCCCCTGATTGGCCTTCAGACGGTGGACGCTGCCATCGGCGCAGCCAACCTAATCGCACGTTACGACATGTCAGCGGAAGCAGAAGCGTTGGCTAGAAATAATGCCAACGACCGAGCGAATGCATACGCCAAATCCGAGGAGGGTAGGTCGCACCTTGCTTACTCCGTGGTCAGTGGTGTGGATAGCGAGGATCATCTTCAGGCTGCTCGGCTTTACATGGGCACATTGGGCGGCGAAACTGCGGACTGGGCTGATACGTTCCGGGCACTTGTTCCGGCACTAGAGAGGAGTCGTGGTGGCGGGATTTACACTGCCGGAGATGCGAGATTGGTGTTGAATGCCGTGACCCCCCAGGTACTAGGTGCTGCAAGGGTTGTCAACCCTGAAGTACTCAAGGAATTGCTTGAGAGTGTGTTTCAAAGTCATACAAAGGTGGACGTTAGCGGGGCGGATGACGAAGCCATAATGGATGTCCTGATGGAACTTGAGCGGGAGCAACACAAAAACTCAGACCCTGCCTTGGGGGCTACAGTCGCCCTCCTCGAAACCTACGTGGGTAAGACATCCGTGATTGCTAGACGTGGGGCTGCTTCCGGCACAGGGATGCCGTGGGCCAACACCCCAAGCACTGATAATGTCAAAGAGTCTGGGGCTATCAAAGCACTTGCGGAGGCAGGGATATTGCCAGAAGGTACCGAGTTTAGGGGGATAACGAAAGCACTGTCGGACTTTACTCCACACAGCCAGAGGGCGTTTTTGGAGGAGTTGATCTCCTTTGCCGGTAGGAGGGGAAATGGCAACACCCCAGGACTTATGGGTATGCTTAGTGAGATAGAAGACATACTCACGCTCCCCGGTGCTAAGTTGGTGAATGCCGAGAATGGTATTCCCCAAGTGGTATACCCGATCCCCGGTGCCGAGGGGGAATACCGCAACGTCCTCACACGTGGAAAGGTTGAGGTTCATCAGAGAAGTGAAGGACAGGGAGAGGTCGTACGTCCTTCTGAAGAACGGTCAACACGCCCTTCGGGGACGACCGGACAACCCGTGGGTGGGCAACTGAACGATCCTGGCACAGGAAACCCCAATCCAGGCGTTGTGGAGGTAGGCGACACAGGCGTTGTGGAGATAGGCGGCCCCGACCAGCCTATAGGGATGATTCTTGGGGACAATTATCGTTCAAGTGAGCAGCAGCAACGGATAGAAGAACTTATCGTGTCGATTCATGAAGAGAGACTAAAGGAGGAGGAGGAGGAGGAGGAGGATCCGGTCAAGTTTATGCACGCCTACGTTTCCCTTGTGGCGTTGAGCAAGTTGGTACATTTCGGTGCCAAGGATGGGCGAGGCACTAGACTCCTTGAAAGCCTGTTGTCCAAGGGAGCGAGAGAGGGTATCTATAGTGGCCTGAGCGTTCTTGATAAGATGACCCGTGACAAGGGCTTCCTGCAGGTGAACATAATGAAGTTCCTGAAGGACACACCACTAGGCAAGATGGTCGCACTGGAAGTTGGAGAAGAGGTACTGCTCGCTATCATTGATCGGGCATACGGTACGAGTGCTCAGGAGTTACTGAAGAAGAAGATACAGAATGCCGTACAGAAGGAGATGTACAAGTCCATAAAGGAGAACTTGAACCTGAAGAAACTTTTACGTGGGCATTGGGAAGTCGTAAAGTGGCTGAGTAAGGGGACCGCCAACATTGTCAGCAAGACACCAGAGGGTGCCTATGGATGGGCACGCAATGCCGCCAAGTGGACTGGCAAACAGATTATGCACCACGTACGTAACCCCATGACAATAGCAACCGGTCTTCGAAGGTTGATAAGCCTTCCATGGCTGCTCGCTGATGTGGCCGTCACGGAAGGCTCGGAGGCCAATATAGAAGGTCGTGAGAGGCACGCTACTGAGAGCCAGTCTGGTCGCCCAGTGCAAACGCTTTCAGACGGAGAAGCCCTGAGAAATGTCCTAATAGCCGCCGGTGCCAAGGATCTGGTGGGCGGTGCGTTCTTTGAATCTGGGCCTGGAAGGGATACGCCCGGGACCGGCTTTGCCGCCGGAATTGACATGTTTACTGATCTCATAAAGACAGCAGCCCCTGGTGGCATACCTATCACTACGAACAGAGAGCAGGACATGTATGACCTCGCCGTCGGCTCCGGGACGATCATTTCTGCCGGTTATTACAACGCTATACCCCGTGGGTTATATGAGCGTTTATACCCAGATCAGAAGAATGGCGGTGCGTTCAATCAGACTATTCACGTCGTACAGGAAGCGGTGGCGAATGAGGGCATGCTGCTTCCCTTCCATCCAGTCCCCGACCACACGCAACCTTATCGAGAAACGCCCCCGACGGGCCGTCGAATATTTGGTACCAAGGGGAAACCGGTAGAATATCGTGAGGACCACATATACACAGTCTATGATAGCCCAGGGGACAGAGAGGACTATGGTAGGCGGCTGTATCAATACGTACTCAGTAACCCAAATGACCTGGAGGCTTCAGTACTGATGAAAGACTGGGTTGATGAGGGCAAAAAAGGTATGGCTACGTTGTTGGATCTAGTGCAGGCTTTCCCCTTAGACCAGATCCACTACAGCGAAGTGTTCAGCCCGGAGAACCTGACCGTTGAGGGTTGGGAAGCCGTCCACGGATCGGGATCGGATGACACTCGGATTGTGGGCGATCCTCATGACAAAGACCCACCGATGCGGTTGCCTGTGGAGCACACGGTGGAAGATTTTCTTGAAACCATTGAGCCACTTATTCAACACGATAATGCACACACGTATTTCAAGTCCCTACTCCCGCCAATGCCTCAGCAAGATGCTATGGTGCGAATATCCGGCATAGGCATTACTGGTTCACACCACATGAAGTGGGAACTCACTGCAAACGAGCAGTTCAACCACTTCGTTGTGTGGAGGACACTGCGTAGCATGGAGGACGGCGGGTTCGATCCTTCAGCGGTTCCTCGATCAGATGCCGAACGAGCGGCTGACTTGAGCAGCGACTGGTTGGAGTTCCTCGCTGTTGAAGGTGGTGCTATGAATGATGTTGATCTTACTGGGTACATGGACGAAGATGAATGGCAAAAGAAGGCTGCGGAGGTGGGAACCCAGGCAGAACTCATGTTTGGCCCCAACTTCAGCCGTGTGCAGGACCATTTCAAGGGTGCTCCTGGGTTGGCGTTACGCCGATCACTAGATAGAGTTGGGCTAGTTAGCGACTTGGACGAGACATTAGATCAGTTGCGTAGTAAAGAGCGACCGGACCTCGCCCACTATGGGCGGTTTATAACTGGATTCATGGAGGGTGAGTCGAAAGAGAAGGTACTGTCTGAGCAGGAAGATGCTACCGTTTTTACCGGTGGCGAGAACTGGCTTCCTACGCTCTTCGACACCCCTGGCTATGATATCACTAACTGGGGTCTCGCTGGGGGAGTAGAGGTTCACCCCTCCCAGGCCGAGAGGGCTAGGGGACTTGTGCTGAGTAGGGCCATTGAGCAGTGGAGTCTTGCGCTGAGTACGCTAGAGACGCAGGCAGCCCTTCCGACACATGTGCGGATGGACACGGGGTATGAAATCAAGCACCGAAAGCCATCGACAAGACGAAACTTTCCTCCACTCTATACACGGTCTCAAGTGCAGGCAGCAAGCACAGTCTTCTTTCGCCCCAACGGAACCAAGCAGTGGATACCATTGAACTCCATGAAGAGTGCGATAGACGACATGAGGAGGTACCGGAAACTCCTACACCTGAAGAAGCAGTTCGAGTGGAGCCATGAAGAAGGAGACCAGTGATACTACAAGACCCTAGTGGGGAACCATACGAGCCGTTCGGGTTCACCCCCAGACAACGTCGTGAGTGGGATATGGGCGTTGACCTGCATGGTGAGGAGGCGATGATACGCAACCTGCCCAGCCGAGGCGATAACACTTCCGGGTTTGGCGAGACCCTGTGGGCTTACACGGCAAGCGACTTGTGGGGTGGTGACCTGTTTACCGACACCCTTTCAGGCAACTCTTCTGCGCTTGTATATGGTACGAACCCTACGCTAAAGGGTATCGGGAAGATTGCGAACTCGTTGGTGTCGCACCCGCTTGGATGGATAGACCCCTTCAACACCGTTGAGGAGTACGAGAGTTCAATCGACGAGGCGTACTTTGACGCAGTATACTCGGTGACTAGGCTATTCGGGGATACTCCAGTTGAACCCATGTCTGTAGAGGAGGCTTTTAGAGCCATACCTGAGGAGTTGAGGAACCACCCCGACACTCACGCCATACTTAGGCTCGCTAACCAAGTCAGACAGTTGGAGTCGGAGGGTCACCGGAGAGCCATGGTCTCTTCCTGGTTGAGAGAGGCACAGAACAGAAATATCCTAGAGAGAACGCCATGGTATAGCGCACTGCTGGCCGGTCTTGTCATGCTACCAGTTGACCTGTCTGCGTGGGCGGACTACTTCATGACTGGTGGCCTGCTAAGGGCGGGAGTGATCACTCGGCAGGTTGTTGGTAGTAGCGCAAAACATTACGGCAAAACCATAGTCGCCGGTATGGGCACAGGTGCTGTTTCTGGCTCGGCCCGTGAGTACTTACTGTGGCAAGGGCAGGAGTTGCGAACTCCCGAGATGGGTATACAGGCTGTAGCGGTAGAGACGGTACTCGGCGGGTTTATCGGTGCTGGGCTGGAGTACTTAGGCCACGGATACACCCGGGCTGTCGCTAGAAGGGCTGGCACGGAGGCCACGGGTGGGGCTATGTCACCACTACTTCCTGTGCCTACGGCGGAAGACTTGGCGGCGGCTATTCCAATGCCAAGGTCCGACATAGAGGACGGTTTCATAGAGAGTTCTTACGAGCAACATGGGGTAGGGAACCTTGGTGGCGATACCTGGATGAAGGATCAGTACCAACGACAACTATCCAGATATAAGCGTGACGTGCTGAACGACAGGCTGGAGGCAGTTGGCAAGCCAAGGGTAGAGGACAGTCCACTTGAGCAGGCGTGGGAGTGGGCGGTGCTCACACGTGAAGATTGGACGCTATGGGATGTAAAGGTTCGGGACATGCTAGCAAGGCACATTGCCGAAGGTGTCCAGTTCAGCCGACCTCTACTGGACGACGGCGACCAACCCGTGCTACCGGGAATGACCGACGTGTTTGAAGTGGATGGCGCAACACGACAAGCAGAGGCTGATGTATTCGCTGCTCTACATGCCGCAGAGGAATCTATCATGCTCAAGAGGTTGGATCAGTTGGAAGAGATGGCTGCCAACCACATTGCTAACGGCCTGACTATGGAATCCATGAAAACGGCATGGGAAGCAGCGGGTGGAACACTAGACCCTGACGACCCAGCGTATGAAGGCGTTAGAAGGTTGATCGAAAACTTCACCCTAGAGAGAGCGGCAGTTGTGCTCAACGGGGGCGAGGTTGAGTTTGGTGACCTCTTGTCTGTACGTGGCAGTAGTGGCAAGGTTGTTGCTGACCAGGGATCGTCGGACGACCCACTTACACCAGAAGCACTAACCGAACACTTCAGGAAAGAACTGGACGCAGACTCACATGAGTACCAGTTACTGAGGCCATACCTGGAACACCTACAGGAGACCGGTGAGCATGTATCCATAAGGGGTGTGGCTACCTTGTTCAGCGACGCTGAGGGGGGCAGGCCGTTGGTCGTTAAAGCCTCTCATACACACCATCGCCACGTTGACGACTGGAGTCCAATAAGTGCGGACGGCAAAGAGATCACCGTGACGATCAAACCCAACCTGGACCACCCACTGTTCGACGTTGAAGAGGGTGTATTGCCTGGGTTGAGTCCACTAGATCAGTACCGTGTTGAGTCCACAACCAAGTACAGGTTCTCTAGGCAGGAGAGGGTCGGGCGTGATGGAGAGACCTCCAGGGTAGTGATCTTGGAGAGTGTTGATTATGGGGACACGGCGGCTCGACAGGCGTTTGATAGTACTGAGACCGCTGCTGCTGTGCGTAGTGGGGCGAGGCGTGACCCCGGAAGGGCGAGGTACAGGCCACCGGACACGCAGAATCAACTAGACAAAGTCTCCATGCGGAAAGCACTAGCCCATTATCTGATAGAGGTTAGAGAACTAGAGAGACTGGCTGAGAGACACTGGGGTGACATATCGCTCGTGAACATGGGGTCTTCCGGTGTTGCCCAGCATGCTTCTGGTGAGTACGACCCCCACAACATGTGGGCAAGGGAGTTCAAATACCGACGAATGGAAACTGATGAAGGATCAGCCGTAGACCTTACGGAGGAGGGTAACTGGGAAACAGGCGGTTCACTTAGTTTCTCAGACGTACATGAAAAGTACAGGGGAGACATATCGGCTGACGCTAGGCTTGTAGTCGAAGCAAAGGTGCATAACAATCCGAATCACGAGGGCTTCTTTGTTACAACTCCCGACGAAAAGGTGACCATATATCTCGACAGTGACGGGTATGTCATAGGGTTCCTTGATGCGGACGGTAAGGCACGTGTTGAACACTTAGGCAAGCACCACCAAGAGGTAATCACCGAAACGGACGCAGACCCAGCAGGGAAAACAACTAGCGAGATCAACAGCATGCTAGGGGACCAGATACTTCTCAATCCAGGTGAGGCAGAAGCGGCGGTCGCACGACTAAGGGAGGGTAGGGCAACCGAACCTTTGACGTTGAAGCCACGTCGAGTGAAGCGGTTTGCAGAAAAGAGAGGCAGGACGGATGTAGTATCCCACCGTGCTGTGCTAGACAGAGAACACCTAGACACTCTCTTTGACGAGGAAACTATAGGGGCCGACTTCGACGCTGCCGACCACACAAAGATCGTCCAGGGGGGGAGAGTCGATGTAGCGGAAGCAGACAACAAGGCCTGGGAAGCCTTCTACCGGCTACAGGCACGCATGAATCTATTGCTAGGCTTCCATACGGGTCGTCGCCACAACGAGTTGAGGATGCTCAAGTGGAGCGACCTGAAGATCACCAAGGACGGCGAAGGCAACATGGTGTCAGCCACCCTTCGGATACCACAGGTAGAGTACAAGAAATCTCCCGAACGAATCCAGTTGGCGGAAACCCTGAGGTTTGAGGGAGATCAACTGCACGTAATCAAGAAACTGGACCGGTTCCGTGAGTTGGAAAAGTCGAGGCTAGACTACTTTGCAAGCAAGGTGTCCGAAGAAGGGCAGTTCCCTGAGGGGGGGAAATACTACCAGACGGCGAAAGACATCAGGGATAAACATCCCGACTTGACCGACGTTGGGGGAGAAGACACCCTCATGGTGCGGCCATATCAGATGGGGAAAAGGGGTGCCATACCTTTCGGCCATCCAATGGAGCCATCAACCGCAAACAACACATCCTTACGTACCGTCGAGTTATGGTGGTCCAATCAGCGAGACATTATGAACGAGTTCCTGGCTGAGACATCTGGTTCGGGTGCCCGAGGAAAAGCGTGGCGTAAACATGTCAAGACGGGTGCCCGGGGTGGTCCAGGCGCAAATGAAGCCCTAGAGATCACTCGAAGAACAATACTGAACCTAGCACGGAACTCAGTAGACCCAGCGGTCGTGGACACAGAGTACTTCAACACAGTGGTGCGTCTACACACTGGTCATGCGGAACCAGCGGTTATGGAGAGAAGTACCTTCGAGACTTCCTATGAGCAGGAACTGGTTCTGAACCGTGCAGGGAAC